AGAATGAACTCCAGAACCGAGGTGAAGCACGCGGTCACGTAGTGACTAGCGACGTATCCGTGCGCATTACCTATTGGATCGCCCTCTTACCCCGGAGGGAAGAGTCTGAAGAGCTTGGCAAGCTGTTCAACGGAACGGTGTTGAATCGTTCCGGCGATAAATTCGCAGACTTACAGGTCCTTTGGACACCATTCTTCGCATCGATGATGCAGGCGTTCGATCTAAGATCGACCGACAGCAGCATCTCCGCGTTCGCAAAGTCGCTCACACGAATCTACGAGAATCGTGGTTGGTATGCCACCGCCAAGCATCTTAAAAAGATGTCAGCGACAGCGCAGAGGAACGCGCTGCTGATGGAGTCTGGACAGGAAGACCAAGTCCAGAAACAAGAATGGAGTACAATTCTTGTAGCCCGCTTCCGACACCCGACAGGGCTCCAGTGGTGGCAGCTCGGTTCGCTAGGCCGAGCGCTACCACCGGACCCTATCAAGGATCATGTGGAAGCGGCACTCCAACAGCACTTCGACGACTACACGTCATCGCCGAAGGTAGAGCGAGAAATCTTAGAAGACCTCGGGCGGTTTACAGTCCAGTTGGCCAGGAAGTTAGGCCTAACCAAGGGACGGGAAACCGACACAGACGAATTATCGCCTGAGTTGGAAGCGGCACTGGTCCCATTCCGGAAGCAGTCGATGCTACAGGAATGGGAGCGTACCATACCGCTAAACGACAGCGGATGTCTCGAGAGGCCGAGATCGCAAGGAGGAGTACTCCAAGCGGTCAGAGACCTAGTCGGACACTTCTTCACACCCGAGGGCGACCGTGGCAGCGGTTTCAACGAGAGAGGAGAGGCTGTGAGACCTCTTCCGCTCAAATCACTAGAATGCTTCCGCGAAGGAGTAAACAACTTCGACAACATAATGGCGCTAGCGAAGAAGCTAGAGGCCTATGAGCCGGAATTGAACACCGTCGCGCAAGTATGGCTAGTGCGCCGCCACTTGCTGCTCTACTTGAAGTCGGACGCAGTATTCCCAACAAAAGTACACGTACTCACTTCTGCGGTATCTGCCAGAGGGCTGAAACAGCGAACTGTCACAACACACTCTGTAGTCGAGTACCTATTCGGCAAGCCACACAACATGAGACTCCAATCCATGTTTAAGAGGCTTGCAGAAACGGCACCGACGGTATCCGGCTTCCCAGTCTCGGATGGACTGAACGCCGCTAGAGGACAGTTCTACGACGACACCACCTGGACCCCAGTCACGGGGATGCAAGGATTAAGCGCTGATCTCAGTAGAGCATCAGACCTGATCCCGCACGATGTTGCCGCTGCAGTACTAGAACCTTTCTTCGACGTAGCAGTACGATCAAAGATCGAGACTCGGGCGATGATGCGAACCATAGGTCAGCATTATCTCGTGTACCCGAACCCCATCTCGAAGACTGTACTCTCCTCTCGAGGAGTTCTAATGGGATGCCCGTACGCATGGCCAGTGCTTACCATCCTCAACCTGTACGCAGGCGCAAAAGCGTCTGGGAACTGGAAGAACGGAAAGCTCTGGACAGACGTGACTGACGTCACACTATCATCTCCGAAGTTGGTCACGGAGGTATTCGACGCTTCACTGGAGACCCAACGCGTGAAAGAGTTACGTCTGGTGACGATTTCTCAACCCACGTGGGTACCACGACCAGCACGTCGTTTATGCTGGTTCACAGTGAATGGCGATGATTTTGCCAGCGTCTGGACACCGACCATGTCCAAAGACTACTTCTCTACTATGTCTAATCTGCAGCTCGAATTCCAGCCGTCAAAGCAGCATGAACTGTTTTGTTCGCCTGGAACCGAGTTAACTACTGCCGTGATCTTTTCAGAAGAGCTTATGGCTGTGAAGGCACAAGCACGCGTACTCACACGGCTCCCCACCAGCGCGGTCGTTTTCGCAAAAGCGATCACGCCTGGAGGGCGAGTGGAGAACCCAGAGTCCGCGCTCGAGGTGACCATCGGCGACGCGATGCGCAACATCCACCAAGTATTACCGGATGGATGGAGGCAACGCGCGGCGAAGGCTCTCTGCCATGTGCACCACGCAGTAATTCGAAAGATTGAGAGAGCAGGCATACTACCG